GATTTGTTTGTTAATAATGTAAAAGGAGAATCAATGGTAACGGCAATTGTGGTGGCACTAACAATTCTTCCCCCATAGCGTTTTCCTCCTTTAATTGGATCAGCAATACCAATAACTTCTCCCGGCAAAACAAAGAAGCCTTCTGTACCAGTTTTAAATGTTACAGTTTCTACATCTAGTTGATCTGTCAATAAAATCCACCTTCCAATACGTTGCGCTTGTCCTTGGGAAGTAGTTCCAAATGCTCTCACTTCTACTTCGTGATAACCATAGCGATCAATTCCTTCACTGTCTTCTACATATTCAATTTTGCTTTTATATGTGTCGTCAGGATCATTCCAGCTAACTAATGCTACAGTTTTTCTTGCTTTACGTGCAGTGCCTTCATAGGAGAATGGTGGTGATGTTACATTGCCACTATCATCGACTTCTTGTATAACATTAGCAGGTGAAAATATCTTGCTAATAGATTTTGGTACATCTTGAATTGCAACAACAGAACCTTCCGCAAAATATAACATACCACGAAAAGCAGCAGCCAAACTATTAAGTACACTATAAGCTTCACCTCTATCTGTGATGTAAGCATTAAAAGTAAATCTTGGCTCTAGACCACCTTTACCATTACTAACCAGTTCGTCGCAATATTGAGCAATAGGCAGAAGACTATAGCGATCCACTTGGCTTTCAGCTATAAATTGTCCCGCACCATACCTGGTATTTGTTAATAAATCATAAAATACCCACACTGGATTATTGCTCCATTCTGTCTTAAATGTACCATTCCAAATGCCTGAATACGTGCGGGCAATGGGATTATAATTTTGAGGAATTTTGATTTTTACACCCAACATATCAGCCGCTACTGTTGGCACTGATGAAAAATTTTCAGCACCAATCTTTAATCCTAGTAATGCAGTATTAGGGTAACGAAATGATTGATTTATGATTCCTACAATTGCTTTAAAGTATAAATCATTACTTTCAGTGGTACTAACAGGATCAGCCAGTGTGCGTTCTACACTTACTATCCATGGACCATTACCGCTTAATGAATACTCGTATTCAAAGTCAACTGGTCCTCTTGATTTACCACCAATCACTTTATTATCATTAACAATAATGCCACCACCGTCAGCTTGAATTTGAATATTAAAGCTTACAAATCCTCCTTTTACATCACCATTGTCTTTGTTTACATAAAACAATGAACCAATTCCAATTCTTACTCGCAGACGATTAAATAAACTGCTAGTTGTAACTCTAAATACACGACCTGCAGCTTTTGTAAGTTTAATATTTACACCTTGTTCTGCTCTTACGTCATCAAAACCAGGCATTGGGTCTTGATTTTGTACTCCCACGCGATAATCAGCAACAATAGTATTCACGCTGCCACTGGATTCATTGCGAATTAACCCTGGTATTGAGCTAGAAATAGCGGAAATTAAGCCTCCTTTGCCTTGCGCATTAGAAGAAGATCCCGTAAAGAAACCAGCAATTGAAAAATTAGAACTGCCGTCTCGATTTTTTAATGGCACTCCATCTAAAAAAATACGAGTGAGTGGGTCCACTCCATCTTCAAACCCTTGGATTTCCCCTTCAGATAATACGGCAACAAAACTAGCTTCCGATCTGCTTCGTAAAGATTCTGGATCTTCCTCTGGCTTCCGCGCACTGCCGCCGCCTTTTCCTTTGCCGCCACCACCGCCACCGCCTCCGCCGCCTTTGCCTCCACCACCAGCACCACTGTAGACAATTTCTTCTTCTGATGCCATTGGTGAAGTCATTAAACTGCTGCTTGTTGAGTGGAAAGAGAAGAACTAATGATCAATGGGCTTTGAGCTAAAAATCTACCATAAAGCAATGGTATTGGTGCGCCTTGAGATGTTAATTCTGTTGCGCGATCAAACAAAAAACTTTCCTTGCGTTCTGCATCGCCTTTTGGTGTTTCTACTGGTGGTGTAAGTAATGACGCAATACCAGTTAAAACTAATCCCGTGCCAATACTAAACAAAACGCTGCCTAACGTTGTCGCCGTTTTACCAAAAGTAGCAAGCACAATACTACCCACACCAGGAACAAAAGCTAATGCAATTAAGGCCACTCCGATTAAAATTCGTCCCATAGTGCCACCACCACTAACAATTGGTGCAATTACAAGCCGGTTACAACCCATCAACACATTAGAATAATCCATGCCGTCTGGATCATCATTTATAAGCTTAAATCCAACTCCATGCTCATGTGCATCAATCATATACTGCTTAAATCCATCCAACTGATTGCATAAAGCAGACATCACGTCTTTAGGCGAATTAGCCATAAATTCATAGCTGCGACCAAACTTTCGCCCCAGTTCTCCCAGTAGTTTTACTTTGATTAATTGCATGATAAATCCTTGTGCCTTAATATTCTATTTGTTACCTTAGCCCAGTAGCCGCCGTAAACATTTTGTTCCGAAACGCGGCCCATTAGATGCTGGTAAAAAACATTTGATGCTGGTGATACAATGAAACCAGCGTGGTTTGGAAATGAAGCTTGCATCTGCATTAATAGCATATCGCCTTTTTTCATGGGACCGTCACAATCAATAAATCCTTGCTGCTCTACATTTTTTTCAAACATTCGCCATTCTGGATTTTCCCATTCGCCTTCTTCACCACGATCAAAATCATCCAGCATAATATTAAATTCCCTACCATAGAAATCTTTCATTAATGCATAGCAATCATAAATACCATATTGCCATGGTCGGCCAAGGTACGGAGCATTTCCTGAAGGATCAATTTCCACCCATTGATTTGCACCAGTACAATACAAAACCCAAGGTAGTTTACTTTGCTTACATGCTGCAATATCATGACTACTAAAACTACCTAATGAATTTGGATGGGAATGAAATATTGCTTGAATGTCGCCTTTGTCTGATGCTTTTGCATAATCTTTAGCATCAATGGCAAAGTAATTCAATGGGAAAGAATGTACATTATTGCATGGCAAATATTCATTGTTTACAATTAAACCACACGCTTCTTCGGGGAAACATTGCATAGCATGAATTTTCATGGCTGCATATAAAGCAGAAAATTGCTCAATCATCGCACTAAGTTAGCTCCAGGAAAAGCACCAAAAGGTAATGATACATGCGGGAATCTTAATTGACAACTTTTTAATCGTTTACCGCAAACATCAAGGCTAAACACATTATCATCTACTGGCAATGCGGTAACGGCAGCAACTAACGCGGCCTCAGCAGCATTATAAGCTGCAAGTGCTGTTGTAATATTAGCGTTAGCAGTTGCTAAATTTGCTGTAGCAGTAGTACATCCTGCTTCATTATCTCCCCATTCTTCAATGAAATATTCAGTAGAATTACTACTTTCTTCATATACTGCTTGCGGTCCCTGCCTGTATTGTAATCCTAAATTTACAGGTACGCCTGCCCATAAAGCTTGAGCGGCATTAACAAGATAAGTGCCAGGTACATACCTACTATCTAATAGTGAATATGGTACACAAACATTTAATTGAACTTCTCTAGCTCTATTCCTAATGGAAATAGCAGTTGTATATTCTGCATATCGTTGATCTCTTAATTTAAAAGCATTAATCACAGTTATTGCTTCTGGACTAGCTCCAGCTAAATCAATGGGCTCGTCATCTTTTGTAAATACTGGTGGGCCAACATAGCCGCATTCACTGCTACGATACTTCCATAAACAATGATTTTGCGTAATAACACGACGAGGTAATTGCAACCCCTCTAAATCCATTACGCTACCAAGTTGCCAAGAAATTACTAATGCAGATTCTTCTAACTTACGTTCAATATAAAAAATATCAATGGGAAATTCTTGTGTTATATCAGCAGATGGTTCACCATCTAAATATTTAGCAAATGTGCGTCGTCTTGTAACTTTACTTCCAACTAAATCATCATAATCTTTTATTGCAGAACTAAGTGTGCCTAAAATATTTGCAACTGTTAAAGTTGGTTGTGCGATTTGACCAGTGGTATTACGTTCGTAACCTGTTGATATAATTGGCAATGCTTCGTAAGTGTTACCTTTCCATATAATGGCAGAAGAATCTGGCTTTAATTGATTTGTAAAATAATAAATATCATTGGCATCTCCTGTAATAGAAGATAAATCAATATCATACATTTCTACAATGGCATCATGCCATCCTTTTTGAATATCAGTTTCTAGGGTCATAGATCCGCTCTACAGCAAAAGAGAATTTGTTGCTATTAAGGCCAAGACTAGCCCATTGCCATTGATTTGGTGATAAGCGATATTTATATAAATGGTCATCCATGAAAAATTGCGAATAGAAAAAATCACCTTGCAATGCAGCTAGCTGCGCATCTAGTGCAATTGCAATGGTATCAGCAATTGGTACTGTATCAATTTGGTATTTCCTGATTTCATTATTTATACCATCAGGAGCTATTTGCGCATAGCCATCACCAAATTTTGTTTCTTTAGTGCGAATACCTCTTACGACTGTAAGACCGTATTCACAAGGTAAAGCTAATGTTGGTTGAGCCATGATTAACGCCTCCCTGCTAGAACACCGCCTGGTCTTAATTCAGCTACGATCACTTGTTTTACAGCCCCTTCAATTTTACGTCCTAAGTCTACAGAATTAGAACCGTTTGCATTGCTTGAACTTTGACCATCGGAATTTACATTGACCACAATATTGCTAGTGATATTATTGCCTAAGCCGTCAGACATGCCTCCGAGGTCAACGGGAACGCTTTTGCCGTCAGGCAATGGAATGAT